CAGGAACTTCAAAGGTAAAAAAATCTGACAACTCCTGCTTTTCTGATGCAGAAAGATCTAAGAGTGTTAAATAGACTTCATTCTTTTTAGATATGTGCATTTTGGAAAGTGTTGGGTTCTCCATAATAACCACGGACTAATACATTCCATGATAAACTAATTCTCTCATGGTGTGTTGCTGGAACCCAATGTTGCAACCATGAGGGAAAAATAAAACCACTGCCATTAACGGAATTAAATTGTAGCATACTAGAATTATTCCAATTACTATTCTTCCTTCTTGGAACTAAAACACTAGCTTGAGCTCTAGGATCAAAAAATTGTATTGGTGCTGTGTCTATACCACAATATAAATAATAAACTCCCGAAAGTAAATTATTAGAATGTGTGTGGGGTGGATGGGAATCACCACTATATAAATGATTCGACCACATATTAGTAATTTCTATTTTATCATATTCATATTCAAGTTTTCGTATAATAGTATCATGCAGTAAAACAAGTTCATCTACCAAAGGTTTAAATACCTGTACTTTATGTAAATCATCATGAGTTTGATGTATCTGTCCTCTTGCTTCTCCTGTACCATATACATAATCTAACATCTTATCATGATTTAAATCTAATTTAAATTCATGAATTAGTGTGGGAAAACACTTATGAGTTGTTACATTGTCCATGCTAAAACACTCCATCTAACTCCCTTTGTTACCTTTTTTACTTCATGAGGAAACATGAAATTAGAAGGAAAAATAATTGCTGATCCCTTTGCAGGATGATAAACTTTATCTGCAATTACAAACTCTCCACCTTTATAATCATCATTTAAAAATAACAATATAGATGCTTGTGGATATCCATACTGTTGGCCATGACTATGATGTATATTATCTACATGACTCGACATAAATCCATCTTCTACATATCGATTAATGCGAAAATCTGTAATGTGCTGAACACTAAAGAGAGGATGTTCCTCTGAATATTTTTTAATTGCATATCTAAATGCAGCTCCGATAGGATCATAATATATATTACCACTTTTTAACCACACTTCTTCCATACGTACTCGTTCTTCTGAAGTTTCTGTTCTTCCTTGCTGGTTTGAGTAAGTTGATGGATTAAAATTAAAACCATAATTGATTATATCTCTACACAATACATGAGGAACAACCCCTTCATAATATCCAATATACTTTTCCATAATCAAATCTTTCATCTGTCCCACTAATACCATCCTAATAAGAGTTTTGTTTCTTCTGGAACCAGATCCATAGAAAATGGAGGATCAAAAGTCGTATTGACTTCTACCCATCTTACATCTTCTACATATCCTGCCTGTCTGATATCTGCAACAATCTGATCTGCAAAGGGGCAAAAAGCACTTGTAAGAGTATGTAGGATGGTTACTTTATACTTCTCATGATTAAGGTCTATGTCATATATCAAACCTAAATCGTATAGACTTGCTGATGGTATCTCAGGGTCATATACATTTTTTAAATTCTTTATAATAGCTTCTCTGTCAATCATACCATTCCTGCCTCAAACTTTTTCCAATCTTGAGCATTTTTAATATCCCATCCACGATTATCAATAGATTTAATAATTCCATCTATAAATCTAATGATGCTCTCGTAGTAACTCATCTTGCCTTGCAATTCTAAAATCTCATCATCAGAATTTATATACATCTGAAGATCAGTTTTCAACACCTTCAAATCAAATGGTTTTGCAACATACACCTTTGCATCTGCTTTACCTCCATAGTATTCCCATTTCTCACGATACATCCTTTGATGATCTGCCTTTCTCATTATAAGAAGTTGATCATAGTGCGATCTATACTCTAACCATTTAGGTTTTATGATTTGATTTTTATAGGATTCTTGATCGAGATCTTCGTGATTTAAGATTGGGAGATCTTCCCTTGCGGTCTTCTGTAATTCTTCGAAATTCATATTATATCTTACCACAAAAAATACTGATTGTCAAGGAGTTTGAGCAGAATTGATGGAACTTCCCTTTGTTTATATTGTCTTGAGACTAGATTTTGAAAACTGTTAAAGTTATCGTTATCTGCTCTTTCGTATTTATAAAACTTCGAATTCATATATCTGATATGCAAAGTCAACTGTAGAAGTCATGTATTCTACATCAGTTGCCGTTTGTGTATAATCTAATGCCCCCAATACTACAGGATACATATCTCTAAAAAATACATTCAGGATTGGGTTATTTTTATTAGAAAGTATGGTAAGAGTTGCATCTGAGAATAAAGCATTTACTCCTGTTACTGGTTGTACATCACCAATATCTAAAGATTCTCCTTGAGTTATAACAGGAGCATTAGATGTATTTGCTCTAAAATTACTAAATTGTTTTCTGCTTTTAGGAAATCCTATTGCTGTCATCCATTCATGAATTGATTGATAATTCTCCAAATATTCATCAACAATAAATGTTATTGATAAATTGTCATATGTCAACTTATCTCCCATCATAGGAATATCTTTAAATGGGGTGGGAAACATTGCATCTCCCATATTAATTGCTGGAATATTAGCACCTACAGTAAAAAATTCTACTTTTGGCAATTGATTTATACCAAATTTGAATTGTGTAGGACTTGCATAATCCAACTTTGTAGGTTGTCGATCTATTGCTTTAATTGCCATACATCTATTTATAATAAAAAAAGAGAGGTCCGTAGACCTCTCTCTAGTTTCACTTGGGTAGTTATCTTCTTACATAAGATTTGTAACTTTAACCCGACGATACCAAGCATTCGTATTGGCATCAAGTGAGGCATCGGAGTTAACCGTATCACCAGCAGCAACTGCACCAGCAGCGGCAAATGGATTTGCGGCAAGACCATAACGTGTCTTAAACCCGATTTTTGGTTGAAAGGAATTCTCACCAACCGCACGAACCATCTGTAGAGGAACGTATGGGCAGTAGAAGAACCCTGCATCATAAGGTGATGTACCTTTATATCCAATAACATAGTACTGTGAAGCAGCTACGTTAGCAGAATACGGATCAACATAAACCTTGAAACGACCATTCATCGTACCAGCAAAGGTAGTAGAAGTGTCATCAACATTTAGGCTGTTGTTAAGAGCAGGAGTGTAATCAAGAACACCAGCCATCTGTAGAGCGGACGCAACGTCTGCTGAACAAATGATCATGTTCCCTTTACCCCTACGAGTCTGTTGCCCGATAGCATTGGCATCACGTTCTATAGCGAACATAAGGCCCTTGAACTTCTCAACTGACCAACGACCATTTGAGTCGGTGTCAAGATCGAAGATACCAGCAGTAGTCGTATTCACTTGAGCACCAGCAACGGCGGTGATATAAAGTGAACGAACTACTTCACGATTGATCTCGGCAAGAATTTCAGAACTAAGAATATTAGCAAGTTCTGTTTCTGCGTCTAGACCGTGAATTGCTTTCAAGTCTTGGGCAAGTTCCATCGTATACTCTGCTTTGAGAGCACGTGAAACGGCGGTTACAGTTGATTTCTCAATGCTGAATGCCATCTCTGCGAAAGCATTGGTTCCACTGTCACCTAATGCTTCGGCTTGAGCTAAAGTCATACCAGTAGCACTTACGTAAGTACCAGCAGAAGGACTGTCGTTCAGAACCGCAGGGTTGGTTTCAGTCGCACCAACATCTCCACCACCAATCGTGCCAGCGGCATTCTGGTTAGAGATATCAGGAAATGCTTCGTCCATGAGAGCCTCGGCACCATCCTGCGAAATAAATGAAGAACGCATCGCAAAGATAAGTCCAGTTGGACCTGTCATTGGTTGCACACCGCATACATCATACGCAATCAGGTTAGGCATCGCACGACGAACCAAAGAAATCAAAATCGGATCCCAGGTGTCCATTTGTCCACCTGACATAGCATTAACAGGGGCAACCTCAGTAAGATACTGAGAATCCTCTTTCATTGCTTTTTCTTGGTTATCGAGGAGTAGAGTGGTAACGGCCCGCTTGTAAGAATCCTCAAT